TCTTTCTCTGCATTTTCCACTGAGAAACCATATTCTTTTTGATGGCATCAACATCCTTCTTGAAAGGTACACCCTTTTTGTTAACCTTTGAAATAGAGTTTATTTCCTTCTTAACATTCCTCACATCCTGGTTCAGAGAAGGTTTATATCTCTTCATCCATTTGTCCCCATAAAGTTTGGTGAGATCCTTTCGGATAGAGTTATCATTGAGCCGTCTCTTCCTAAGAGCGTTTTGTTGAATCAAAGTCCGCTCCAAATTTGCCGCAAAGTTGTTATTGTTATTGTTATTGTTGCTATTTGGGGACTTTGGCTTTGGCTTTGGCTTGGCGAGTTCGTTCCGAGCCTTCTCAATCTTCTTACATATAGAAACTTTGGTTTCTTTAGGGTCTATGGCTATGTTTAGGATAGTCGCGACACGGATGAGTTCCTTTTTGGGATAATCGATGCACGTTTTTTTACCAACGCGGAATTTAGAACCCGTACCCGCGAGACGTACATTTTTACCACTGTTCTTAAATGTGACGTTCTTTTTGTTATTTTTGGCTTCAATCTTTTTACATATCTCCACCTTCGATGTTTTTTTGGTTATGTCTACGATACCCATTTTTTTGGCCATGTCTAGGAGTTCAGCCTTTTTTAGACTCACACACTTTTTTGCACCAATCATGAACACGAGGGCGCGGACTTGACGCCCACGTGGTTTGGTCGCTTTGGTGGGTCGAGCACGGGGCATTGTGATTTTCGTCGTCTTTTGAGCCTTTTTGGGAAATACACCTGTCACATTGATGAGACTATTTCGATATAAAATCTGAATAAGTTCCCCACCTGCATTGTAGGCCTCCATCATGTCCTTGGGATTCTTGGCTCCCGAAATCTGTATGTTTCCAGATTTGGACAGAATGAACTTATGATTCTTGAATGTCATATACAAGAAGGGAGCCAACTCGGGTTCGTAGGAAACGTAGGATATTTCATACTTATTTTGAAGTCTCGCAACTTTCACCATATCCGTGAATATACCATTGAACATAAAGGTTCCACTGAGATTGTTGTACTCGAATGGATTGTACAAGAATTGTTGTTTTTCTGTATACTTCCCTACGACGAAATTTCGAATAAGCTCAGCTTGATTGGAAATATCACTTCCAACGAAGCCCCCTGAAAACCGAATCTTACCGTTTCTATAGATGTTCACGGTGCCTCCCTTAGATTCCACATCATTAGAGATTTTCAATTTGATTTGGACTGTAGAAAAGTTTAGGTTTATATTTCCCTTTGGTCCGTAATTTTTTGTGTGAGAAAACCCAGTCTTAAATTGACCGTACACACCGCGAAGGTCTTCGGTGTCTACATAAAGACCTTCACCAATGGGAGTTCGACCAACTGGTGGTCGCATAAGTATGGCTTTAAGATCTACACGATTCCCCGGTCCAAAATTCCTGTTTACAGTGGCATTAAACATGCCTAAATTTAACTTACTCAGAGTGACGGGTACAACTTCTGGCGCACCCACCTCATTCAAAAAATTTTTCATTTCGTTTTCGTTATTTAAAAATTCAGAAAATTCACCATATTTGGTATCGTTTACAATATTTCTTTCTAGTCGAGGGGGGAAAGAAGAATTACTTGGTGTGATCTCAACACCAGAACTTCGTATAAATTCCCTGGCCTGTTGGCTCATATTACTATTGGTGAGTATTTTTTTTTAAAAGTTATCTGAGAACTCCACGGCGTCTTCGGAGATTACATCTAACCCATATATAATTGGTTGCTTGGGGTAGGTCCTACCCTTGTAGGTTACAACCTCATCCCTTACTTCAATTTCCCTAGAACTGAATGGACCGGCATAGAAGTCCTGGTGAAATTTATGTTTCCCAAGGTTATTCGCTTGGCAATGTTGATTGAACACCACTATAAACACCTTCTGTGGGACGAATAGGTCTTTACCAAAGTTGACATTTGTAGACTCTAGGAAGTTCGTCAGGGTACTCGCAACCATCGCCACCTGTTTCTGAATCTTCTTGAAGTATGCAGGTACCACATTCCAAATGTCCTTGTCGTTGTACTTTCTCGAGTATTCAAGATACGCTTTGACGCACTTGTATAAAATGATGGGCAACTCCTTATCAAGCTTCTTGTCCAACTGGGGGTCTGCGTCCTGCACCTGTTTACTGAAGTTCCAAGGTAAAATACGGCGGAGAACGGATCCAGAGTTATCCTTCCAATTTGGAACTTCGTTACCACCCAGTACTCCTGGGACAGTCCATTCAAAAGACATAGCAGTCTTATTCTTGACAGCGACCGACACATCTTCACCTGACACGATGGACTGGAACTCTGCCTGTTCTAGGGCTAGGTCACCTTTGACCTCTGGGGCGATGAACATGAAAGAATCCTTGATCGCTGAAAGTCCAAACTTCTTCTCGATGTTATTTGAGAGGGTCCCAACGTCTTCACTCTCGTAGAACTTCTTGAACACCTTTGTGATGAGGGTGGACTTCCCAGATCTCGCGATACCTTTGAAGAATGGGATAACCTGCCACGAATCCATATCGTTCACATCGAAGCAAAGTCGCCCCCCCATGACGTAGGCCCAGTTGCAAACCTCCTCCTCAAACTTCTGGTACTTCAGCACACTATCAAAGTAGGGAGTCGGGATGTCTTGCCACCTTTTGATATCTGGGAAGTCGTCAAACTGCTGGTCAAAGTACTTACACGCCACAATGGTGGGATCGAGGCACATGAACTCCTTACTCTTGTAAGGGTAGAACCGGCAATCGTACATATCTTCCGCGATGTACTGCTTACCAACGAATACACCGTTTCTAAATGACCAAACGTGACGTCTTTTCTCAATCTGTGGAAACTGGTGGTCGATACACTTTGTTACATTTTCAATTACATCCTTGAATATCGAACCTCTACTCGTGAAGTTCTTCCAGTTATCGAAGTCATCGTCTTTCTGTGCGAGGGAGTGTACAAAGTCCTCGATAGTAAACTTTGGGTTCCATGCACGTGTTCGAAACCCCTCGATGGTCTTAATTTCTTCACAACAGTATCCCTTGTATCTCCTGTACCCAGACTTATAGGTCTGGTCAAGGGTGTAGAGTAGACATTTCTGGAAGGGGGTGGCACTCTCAATCTCATCTTCATCCATAGTGGAAGGATCTGCACTTGTGGTGATTTGGGGTATCGCGGTGGGGTTGACGACACGCTCAAAGGATGTATAGTGCCTTCGGATATTTTCATATCCATCATTTACCTGTTTGAAAACATTATTGACCCTTTTAATAAGGGGGACTTCGACATCATCGGATTCCTTCTTATGAAGCTTCGTTTCCCGGATATAGTTCTTTAGATCGGAAAGAAACCTTCGATGTCGATTTTTGATATCTTTGATCGCGAGTATGTCTATCCTCGATGGTTCGGGGTTACCCTCAATACTGAAATTATCAGGATGAATGTACTGTCTGTACCCCAACTCACGGGCGTTCCTATAATCACCCGTCCTTAGGTCCCATCGAAATTCCAAGGAATCAACCGTCCTATAAATTTGTTCCATATTCATCGAACGGATTTGTTGCTTGTGAAGTTCCGCCAAAGCTTCATAAGTATTAGGTTCCTTGTCGATGAAGTGGGTTTCTTCCATTTCTATTTACTATACTTTATTCCTTAAGCATTTTGAAGCTTGCTCAAAATCTTTATGAGTATTTTATTTTGGTTCTGTAGTTGAAGACCAATGTTGACTAGGGCTGTACATACTGTATCCCCTTCTGGGGTAGCGAGTAGAGAACCCATAAATTCCGCCATGTCAATTCCCTCTTCAATTCCCTGATCTTCGAAAAGATCTTCCTCCTCTTCGGTTTCCGTGTCGGATATAATTTCTCCCTCTTCGATTTCAATTTCTTCTTCAGGCTGTGACGACATTTAAACTTGACTGAGAAAAATTGGATCGCGAAATTTCGCAGAATTATTTTCTCTGTATATAGTACAACAACTCTCAAAATGGCCGGTGGTCTCATGCAACTCGTAGCGTACGGCGCCCAGGATGTTTACCTTACCGGTAACCCTGAGGTGACCTTCTTCCAGGCGAAATACAAGCGCCACACCAACTTCGCGATGGAGAACATCGAGCAGACCGTCAACGGTACCGCCTCCGGTGGTGGCCGCGTGTCCGTCACCGTTGCGCGCAACGGTGATCTCGTCGGTGACATGTACCTCGAACTCGAATCGTCGGCGAACGACTCCAATGTCTCGTGCTGGGTCGCGGAGCGTGCGATCAATAACGTTGAGCTTTCCATCGGTGGTCAGCGCATCGACAAGCACTACCAGAAGTGGTGGCGTATGTACTCCGAGCTCTACTTGGATGAGTCCAAGAAGCTTGCGTGGGGTAAGATGACCACCGCGGCGACTGGCAAGACCGTCTACCTTCCCCTCATCTTCTTCTTCAACCGCAACCCAGGTCTCTACCTCCCCCTCATCGCCCTCCAGTACCACGAGGTCCGCATCGACTTCGACCTCGCCGCCGACATGGAGACCTACCTCAACAAGAACGTCTTCAAGGTCTGGGCGAACTACATCTACCTCGACACCGAGGAGCGTCGCCGCTTCGCCCAGAAGGGCCACGAGTACCTCATCGAGCAGGTGCAGCACACTGGTGTCGACACCGTCGATTCCACCAAGCAGGTCCGCCTCTCCTACAACCACCCCGTTAAGGAGCTCGTGTGGTGCTTCTCCAACACGGAGGCGGTGAGCTCCCTGTGGAACTTCACCACTGCTTCTACTGATTTGAGCGTCGTTATGACCTCCGACCAGACCATCGCGACTTCCAATGCGTTCATTGCCCCAGCTTCGCAGGGTGCCCCCCTCCTCAAGCTCGGCACCGGTGGTGGTACCGCTGTCTTTTCCGAGGAGGCGGCGGGTCCCCTCAAGGAATTCAAGCTTGTCCTCAACGGCCAAGACCGCTTCAAGGAGCAGAAGGGTAAGTACTTCAACCAGGTCCAGGCCTACCAGCACCACACTGGCGCCCCCTGCCCCGGTATCTACTCGTACTCCTTCGCGCTCAAGCCAGAGGAGCATCAGCCAACTGGTACCTGCAACTTCTCGCGCATCGACAACGCGCAGGTTGCGGTCACCCCAGTTGCGGCGCAGAATAAAGCGACCGCCATGCACATGTTCGCGACCAACTACAACGTCCTTCGCATCCAATCCGGTATGGGTGGCCTCGCTTTCTCGAACTAAATTGCTTACCGCATTTTAGTAAATAATTAAATAAAACTTCATTTTTAAAATGCACAGTACCAACGCTGTTTAAAAATGATTAGCACCCCTAAGTTGACCTATATTTTTTTGTTTTCTAAACTAAAATGCGCAACTTTTCACGTGCCGAATTGATTTCTACTCTGTCTATGATGTTATGCACCGTAGAAAATAACCCTGATATGGAAGTTCGTAAAATTATGGCACTGTCTATGTTTGAGGTTATACTCAGTTATTACAATCTTCTCACACAGGAAAGTGGTGATAAGAAATTCATTCAGACCTGTTATAATAAGGCAAAAGTGCCTACAAATGATCCCAGATTTACAAAGTATGTTCGTAAATTCGAGGAACTTACTAGGAAGCCACCTTTGCGCAGATCGGCCCGGCTACTTAAAAA